ATTCTCAGGCGGGCCAACGGATCGACGGAGGCCGTTTCACTAGCGGCATTGGCGGGGCCAATGGTTGATCCGTTGGGGTAGCCGAGCAAGTCTGCTTAGAGCTGCCGCTCAATCGAAACGGCTCCACTCCTCCGAAGCGGACATTCGATCGCTGCAGCGGGCCCGCGCGGCCGGCGACGCCCCGACCCTCTCGAGCCCTCTGTTCGCGTCGCTTGCGGGACGACCGGTTCGCTCACGCCACCCGGCATGCGCGCTGTCATAGCGGTGGCGACGGTGGCGATTGCGGGCATGGTTGCTTTGGTTGCGACTCCGGTTTTGGTTCTGTTGGCTGAGCCGGCCCCGATCGCGTTCTACCCATGGATGCGGACGGACGGGCATGCTCCCGGCGTATCCCATTCGACCTCTGGCGGTCGAGCGCTTGGCGGCATGCTGACGGCTCACCTGCGACGACAGGTTGTGGTTGAGCCGGCCCCGATTGCGTTCAACCTACGCGGACGGACGGGCATGCTCCCTGGGGGGTCGTCAATGGCCTCGCCAATGCGCGAGAGGACATGCAACAGCATGCCGCAGCCGTCGAGGCCCACGGTCACGCGCTTCCCGCCCACTCGAGATAGACGCCGATCGGGTCGGCGACGCCGAGCTCGAAGACCGCAATGTCGAAGGCGATCTTGTGCCGAAAGACGACTCCGGCCTTCGGCGCTTCGACCTTGAACGCCTTTTCGATCCGCCGGCCCGCGTTCGCCAATTTCGTCGCTTCGTCGACCGTCAGCCGCAGCACGTCGCCGTCGATCGCCAGGATGATCGGAAGATCGGTGTCGAACTCGCGTTTGACCACAAGCCCCAACGTCGTCGCCGCGTCGGATATCCTGCCCTCAAACAATGTCAGCGCCGGCATGGCTATCTCCTCAGGCTGTCTGGAGCCCACTGGCTGCCAACGCCCATGCCGCTATGCGCAAGCTGCGACGCCAGACTCCGCACCTCGATCGGCCGACCCTTCAGTTCGCTCTCGCGACGATCGAAAGTTATGCTCACGGCCTGCCGCGCGGCAAAGGCGTAAACGCAACAATCGAGCGCCTCGTTGCGCGTCCTGCCGGTGCGCTCGAAGCGCCTGACCGGCTGGCCTCTGCTATATCTGATGACGCGCCGCTCGCTTGCAAGTTGCTCGTAATAGATCGGCTCCAATGATCGCGAGAACCGGATGCCGCGGCCGCGTTGCAGGCGATCGAAGATAATATTTTTCAAGCCGTCAACGCCTACGATTGCCAGCTTGTTGGCGATACTCTTGCCTTTCGCCATTTGAAAGGCGGGACGCGCGCCGTACATGTTTTTGATCGCAAAAATGCGCCTATTCATGCGCGGGACGCAAAAGCCGAGCACGCTCTCGAAATGATCGCCGTCGCTGGCGTCGACGCACGCCGCGTCGACCTTGAGCATTCCGCCGAACGGATGACGCCAGCGGGTCCGTAGGAGCTCGTCAACCTCCTGCCACGTCGAAGTGTCTTGAAACGAACCCCAGATCACGAAATGGCCGAGCACCAGCGCCGTGCTATCGCGCGCCCAGCCGACGACGGAGGTCTCGATCCGGTCGTCTTGAACGTCGCAGCCGACCGTGAGCACCAGCACCTCGGCCGGGATATTGTTGAGGTCGAACGGCTCGGCCCTCGCCATGAGCTCGCTCTCGTTGACCATGGTCGGCGACGACCAACCTTGCGCCAAAATGGTGTTGCTGAAAACTTGCAGCTCCGCCGGGTCATCCTTGCCGGCGAGAAACTCTTGCGCCAACTTCGCCCATGAGGCGTTGGCGAGCAGGGAAACAAGGCTATTCAAGCGGAAGCCGGCATGACCCTGCACCTCTGGCCTCGTCGCACGCCACTGGCCGGCGGCGACCATGCTCGCCTTCATGCGCTCGTCGACCAGCGCCTTGCAGTGTGGGCATTGAAACGCGGCGTTACCTGGGTCGCCTTCAGGCCACACGATATCCTTCCACATGATCTCGGTGAACGCGCCGCAGCTCGGACACGGGACCTCAAACACCCGACCGTCGCTTGCCTTGTAGCTCTTGAGCACCGGCGACACCTCCTCGAAGATCGGCGTCGAGCCGATGACGATCTTCCTGTTGGCGAAGGTCAGCGTGCGCCTCTCGGCCAGCCTGATCGGGTCGCCCTCCGCGCCGATCTCGCAGGCGTCGGCCTCGTCGACGATCAGGATGCGGGCTGTATGGCGTCGCAAGTTCCTCGGCGCACGGGCCGCGACGACCTTCAGCGACCCGCCGGCGAAGCGCCTCGACGTCAGGGTGTCCCGCATACCCTCTTCACGATCGGCCGCCAGGGCCCTCCGTAGGGCCGACGAGGAGGCAAACGTCGGCTCGACGTCCGAGACGATGAAATCGCGGCAATCGCTCTCTGTAGGGAGGAGCACCAGGATGCTCGCCGGCTCATTGGCGACATAAGCGCCTATGGCTCCGACAGTGAGTGCCGTGAACCCGATCCGGCTCGCCTTCAAGAGGGTAACCCGCTCGATCAACGGGTCGCTTATGGCGTCCGCTATCTCACGTTGCCATGGCCATAGCCGCATCGGCCCAGGCGTCGCGCTGAGGCCCTCCGGCAAGTGGACATTGCCCTCGATCCACTCCGACAGCCGAAGCCTCGGCGGCGGGACAAACTTCGCCCGGACGCGTTGGCCGACGGCGTTCATGATCCTGACCCTAGCCGCGTCAACGCCTCGCGGAGAGCCTTGTCGATGATCGACACGTCATAGGCGGTCAGGTGCGGAAGATCGCTTTGGATGCGCGCCGGCGTCGCCAGGATAGCGTTGCGGGTAGCGAGCACCAGCTCCGTCCACACCGTCTCGATCTCGGCCTCGGGCAGAAGCTTGCCGGCCGCGACCTTGTTCTTCATTTCCTGGGCGTCGGCCTGCGCCGCAGCGAGCCGCGTGCGCTCGTTCCCCGCGTCCGCGAACACAGCGCCACCGCCGCGCTTGCCGGATTTCTCACGACGCAGGTGCGCACAGTAGGCCAGCAGCGAGGCCTCTTGATCAAAGCGACCACGGCCGGTCTGAACGAAGATCCCGCGGCGCGCGAGCTCGCGCACGGTCCGGTCGGAAACTCCGACCTGTGCGGCAAGCTCGGCTGTTGTCACCGTGGTCATTTCACATCCTATATGGAAACGGAGCCCTTTTTATAAAAGTTCCACATAGCTTTCTACGGATCGCTGGCGACCCCCGCACAAGGAGGGTCGCCCCTCCAAGTACCTTGGACTTTCTGTGTTCCTCCTTGCGGCCTCGGCATGGTGGATGTGGATGCTCAGAACGGGTCGTCGTCGGTCAGTTCGTTTCGCTTGCGCCACGCCTCAAAGTTCACTACAGGGCCGCTGCGCAGCTCGTCGGCCTTGGTCTGCTGTTTTCGCCTCTGGGCGGCTTCCCGGTGGGCCACCTGGGCTGTGGTGGGCGGGTAGTCCTCCTCAACCCACTTCGCGATGTAGCCCTCCAGATTGTCCATGCTCTCATCGGGAACGTCGAGCGCCGCCTTGAGCTCGGCAAGCGCCGAATCCATGTCGAAGTCTCCGGTCGTCGGCGATAGGTGTCGCTCGATCGCTTCCCGAATTATCCGCATTTCGTCGCTTTCCTCGTCGCTAATCATGGCGTCATTTCCCTCTCGCCGGCTGTGGAGTGACGCGAGTGACGCGACTTCCGCATTGGGGCGTATGCGCGCGTGCACGCGCACGCGCGCACATGACCTGCGGGCGTGAACGGTGGAACGAAAAGTCGCGTCACTCGCGTCACTCGCGCCTCTCCCTATAGGTCTTCGGCGTCTCGTCGGGCGGCTGGTCGACGGCTATCCGGAGGCCCTTAAACCCTCGCGTTCCACCCGTCGCTCGGTCAGGGACGCAACCATGACTGACGATTGCCTTGGCGAAGTCCTTCCGGCTCCCGGCAGCCTCTCCGTTCGCCCGCGCCCATGCCGACCACGACGCGAAAAGGGCCGACGACGACTCAAATTTGTCGGCGTTGAACGTGCACTTGTCGTCGATCCAAGCGAGGACGGTGTCTTCATCCGCCAGATAGGAGGCGGTGGCGGAGACGACCGTCGTCGGCGGGTTGAGCCCTATCCGCTGCCACTCAAGACAACCCTCGATGCACCATTGAAGGATGCTCTCGGCCTCCGCCTTGAGCTTGTCGGCGAGCTCGCGGTCGCGCTCGGCCTCCGGTATCTTGACGTCGAAAGGGATCAGGTGGAGTCGGCGGCGCATGGCCTCATCGACGCCGCCCTCGAAGCGCGGCGTGCTGTTTCCGATCATGAAAAGTTTGTAAGTTGCTTCGTAGGTAAACTCGTCTTGGCGCATGAAGCGCGCTCTGATTAGGTCTTCGCCGGTCAACGCCTTGATGCGCGCCTCAGCCCATTGTCGGCCCTTCTCGGTCTCGGTGGCGGTAACGAGACGCGCGCCACGTAGGCCGGCCAAATCGGTCGGGTGACGGTCGGTCTTGCTCGCCATGAACATCTCCATGGACGC